ACCTGAAATTCCCTTTGGCGATTGGCGCCAGCGGTCACCAATGCGACGAAGTCAGGTTCAATACCAGTGAGACGAAAGGTCTTTTCCTCGTCATCGCCTTCGGGCTTGTCACCTTTGGCAATGTTGATTCGCTTTGTTGGGTCCATTTCAGCCTCCCTTAACCGACTTCTTCCCTGTATGCCGTTCCGCCAATGGAATACGCGCCGATCTTGCCCGACTTAACGCCGGACCACAGATCATCGTCGCATATCCTGAGAGCCAAAAGCCACGTGCCTTCAACGACATCATATGACTTTTTACCCTCGCCCAGTTTAAAGTCGCACGGCGCGATATAATTTTCCAGGGTGCGGACCTTGTCGTTGCCCAACGCTTTCCACGAATGCGCCAGGTCGACTGCGCCGCCATGTTCCATCCAGTAATGACATGCCTTGCGGATGTCGAATTTAGAATAGATGTCCTTTTGCGTGTCCGGTTTCAGCGGCGCTCCGTCTTCGCCATCATTGGGCTCCAACACCAGGCTCATGACGAAACGCTCTTCTTCTTTGCCGTCTTCGGATTTATAAATCCGCGCTGAACCAGCCAACAGTTTGAGCCCTTTGGCGAGGATGCCTTCGTTAATCTTGCGTATTGCCGAGTAACGAGTGATGCTCTCCTCTAGGGCCTTCTTCGATTCCTCCTCATTCCGTTCGACGTCCTTGCTTATTTTCCCGTACGCGGCACTGATGCCGGTATCAATGGTTATCGTCCGAAATTCGGAGAAGTACTGAGGATCGTATTGCCGGAATCGAAACGACGAGCTCGTTTCGTCGGCGCCGTAGTCCCCAAATCCTTTGTGGTCTTGAATCCATTTCCTCGCCTGGTCTAGCGTGAAATGATCCTTGTTGAATATCAGCGATTGAATCGCCCAGGTACCATTCTCTCCCGATGGTGTGCGTCCGCCTTCGGGCTTGGCTGCTTCATCAGCTTGAACGACATATACCGCGTCGTCGTCCACTGCCGCGATGCGGATTTCGCCAACCTTCTTGACGCGCATTCCGGGCTCGGGATCGAATCTCTCTAGGCCTGGCCCTGTTATATCCAGCGCGGCCTTGTACAGAGCCTTGATGAGCTGTTCATCGCTGCCACCGAAAAAGGAGATAGGAATTCCGTCGTTATTCTCCCGGCTCGATGTGTATATGCCGATTTCCACGGGAACCTCCGCGTTCTCGGCCTATAAGCCGGTTCGGTTTTTCGAGGCCTTCTGTATTTCCTTCGCGTGCTCCTCGGGCTCGATTTTGGGCGACAGATCCGTGCCCATACTCCAGGCCTCGGAGACTTTGTTGCCATCCTCGCCGTCGCCCTTGCTAGCCTCTTCCTCGCCGCCTTCGCCGCCTTCCCCTTCACCGTCGCCCTCGTCGTCGCCAGCGCCGTCCTCGTCGCCTTCACCGTCGCCTTCACCGTCGCCGTCCTCATCCTCGGGTCCCTCGGCTTTGGCCAGCTTCTCCAGCTCTGGCAAACAGGCTTCGAGCGCAGACTTCAGCTCGTCGGCCTTGGCCATGATGGCGGCCGCCTGGCTAAGGATGTCCTTCAGTTGCCAGTCGCCTTCGTAAAGATCCCGCATGCTCTCCTTGGTGAGGGAACCGCTATCTACCAAGGCCTTGATTTTGCCGTACTTCTCGAGCAGGGCATCGATGGCTTCCATCGCCAACGCCTGGGCCGTGGACTTACCGTCCTGTTTGGACGACGGCTCTCCGTCATCTTCGCCGGCGTCGTCATCGTCTGTCGGTTTGCCCGAACTGTCACCTTCGTCTTTGGCCTTCAGCTTGGCTTCCAGCTCAGCGATGCGATCCTCGAGCGCGGTGAATTTATCCTCTGCGGATTTTGCCACCGGCATCTCCACAGCAACCAGCTCGTCGGATTTGGTTTTCTTCTGAGCCTTCACCGCGGCCAGGTTGCGCTTCACCAGCGCAAGCAACTTCTCGTCGGCTTCGCCGGCTTCGATGCTCTTCACTGCCGTCTCATGCCACTCCTGGTACTCTTTGAGTGACATGGTCATCAGCGTGGTTTCCGCCGGCGCCGAGTCGTCGGTGCCAACTGCGGCATCGATTGCCTTGCTCAGTTTTTCAAGCTCGGCCAGCTCTTTTTCGTCGGCTTTGCCAGCGGCTGCCTTTTGCGCAAGAGCTTTATGGCGAGCAACGATTTGCAAAAATTTCTTTGTCATCTGGGTTCTCCTTCCGGCACGCCATACGACCTCAAGGCCGCAACCGGCGTGAAAAGTGTACCGTCAAGTTCTGATCGAAGTGCCTTGCCTATTTCCATTTCGCATTGCGATATGGAATATCCAAGGTCACCACGAAACACTCTGAACCAACGCGCCATTATTTCGGAACGTCGCTTCAACTCTGCCTGCGTCTGCACCCTTTCCCGGAAGGCCCGGCCCATTCGGCGCTCATCCTCTGCGAATGAATTTTTCAACTCACGCTCGAATAATCTGAAAACGCGAAGGAGATCCTTCTGATTGGTAACCAGATCTGCAAACGGTGTTTTCGTCGCCGAAAAGCTATTCGGGATTAGGACTTCCATTTTTTATAAACATAACCCCATGGTTACTCCCCTGTCAACTCGGACATATTGACTATTTTATTCGAGACCTAGCTCGTCGTCAATCTTTCCTCCGTTTTCAAGTATCCCTCCGGGCCATTGTATTGTATCCCTGTCCACGTCTAAACCGAAGGTGGGCAATGAGTTGATGAGCCCACCGTACATGCCTGAGAACCCCTTCCACACTTTAACTTTTACAGCATTATTGACCATGTCACTGACCTCCAAATTCCCCAACCTTTCTTTTCCCGCTGTAATCGCATTCTCTATTTTTTTCCTGACCTGATCATCCTTGAACCAGGTCCATTCGCCTTTTCCGGTGGCAACCGTTCCCTTGAATTCGAAAGTTGCCACATGTTCATTCTGTCTGGTGACTATGTTCATCCTTCCTAACCCCTGCCAACTAAATTGTTTTTCTATCATGGAATATATGCTCCATTTGCCCATGCAACCCAGTGTGCGATTGATTCCGGATTGGTTTCCCACTGGGTCTTAAGTGCATAAAGTGCCTTGCTGTTTCTAACACCAAAACGATACGGAGCTTCGGCAAAAAGCTCATTCAGCATGCTATGTATCTCGCCTCTGTTAACATACCGTGCTCCATTTTCATAAAGATAGACCCTGCCCATATAGTCGTCATACCACAGGCCTTTTAAATAAGACCACCCACCTTTCGATCTGGTAAGTCTGCCACTGGTTGCCCATCTCCGCCTGGCGACATCTATGGCCATGTTGTTGTAGCCCAGGCGGTCTATGAAATGACCAAATTCATGTCTGAAAATTGCCTGCATTTTATTCCACGAGGTTCCCCTCGGCAGCACAATGGTATTGTTGGCTTCTTGATAATATGCACCACTCTGTAGGCCATCGACCCAATGAACACGTGGCAATCCATATTTCTTTGCATGCTGCCAAACCTTGGGGCTCAAATGAGAAGACATATCGCGGTACAATTCGTTTAGCTCTCGCTGTGGCATCAAAGTGATTTGGGGATTAGTTGTACTACCATAATAAACTCCAGACCAACTCCCTTCAATTTTCCCCTTTACAGTATCCGTGAGTACTTTCTTATCGGCCACTGTCATCTTTTTAGTGAACTTGGAGATCTCTTTTTCAGTTAATTTCGCTTCGCCTGTTGCCTGGGCGCAGTATTTACGCAAAAAAACTGCTTGTTCTCTACTGTCTAATGCCTCTTTGCCCAGGGCTCTGGCTTCTGCCGCCATTGCATCTTTTATCTTTGCAGTTTCCAACTTGATCCGCGTTTCGATTTGTTTGGTCATCCTTTCGCTGCGCACGTATTTATATTGTGCGTACGGATCTTTTGGCTTCGGCTTCGGCTTCGGCTTCGGCTTCCGTTTAGGTTTGGGCTTTGGCTCTGGCGGTTGCCCTGGAATTTTAGGTTCGGTGACTGTGGGCTTTGGTTTTGGAATTACCTTCGGACCTTTCACCGGCTTGGGCTTTATGGGCTCACCGGGTATTGGTTTTTTAAGACGAGGCATCTTGGGCCCAGGTGAACCGAAGGTTGCTGCCTGCGGGTCCTTCGTCATTTGGATGAACCCTTTTTTCTCAAGATTCGCCAGGGCATTGGCAATGCTATTTGAATCATTGCAGCGCAAACGCAACCAGCTCTCCCATCGTTTGGAGTTGGCCTTCATATCGTGGTTGAATTTTATGTACTGCTCCGAGCCAGTGAGATTCGCCTGAATATGATATACCCGGCGCGCCGCCGGCTGCTTCCATTCTGCAAGAACAATGTCCTTCAATGTTTGAGCGTCAAGCTTTTCAACGTGCATGGCAACGCCGGAAGTATCGGAAGTAAGCGCGAGCTCCTTTGTGAGATTGGAAGTGGGGGGCAATAGTTTATCTTTGGGCAATGTGACGTTACTGATATTGCCACCAGCGCGGATATATCCACTCTTGGGATCGAAATAGAACCGCTGATAAACAGCACCCATGTTCATTCTGCCTTTGGGCAATCGAACCTTCGGCAACGGCCGCGGATCGAAGAAGTCGCCGCTGAATGGGTAGCGTTCAATGAGATCCGGGTCGCCTACCATGACAGGATTGGTCGTCGTCGGGGCTCTCGACAATGACTGAGGCCTCGGACCTACGCCTGGCAGTATTCTACCTCCTGGTTTAATCGGCCGCGGAGGAACTGGTGTGCTGCCCTCCGCCAGGGGAACCGTGTTGCGCGGGACTTGGGACGTCGATGCCACCGGCACCGTCCATGACCTTCACAAATGATGGTACGGTGGCGGACCGATATTCTCGTTGGGCAACTGGTTGTTCGCCATGTACCTGCTGAATTGACCACGGTCATCTACACGGCCCATTCCAGATCGCGTGATGTCGGCGATGGGTTTATTATTGTTCGCCGTTACTATAGACCTGATCGTGTCGCCCTTCACATCACGATTCACCACCTTCAAGAATGGCGAGGCGTCCCTGATGTCTTCCGGCGAGGCCAAATTCATCGTGCCTGTTATCTGCTGACTCACCAGATGGGTTTCAATGATCTGCCCGTCCAGGCATCGGCATATTTCAGTGGTGCGCTCATCGAGCACAGCCTGAATTTCCAGCGATTCAATGCCGGCTTCAACGTAGCCTGAAACCTCAGAATACGACCTTGCGCGACTCACGGAAACAGAAGACAGCGTCTTGAAATAATTCATGCCGTACTTCTGCCATGCGGCCGGCACTCCTGCTCTTATCGCCCTGGCGATTTGCTCGCGGCCCAGGCCTTTCTTCAGACCGTCGTTGATAATTGTCTGACCTTGCTTGGTTAAATGATCGGCGCGCACGCCGGCGGAATTCCTGAGCCAGAATCCCTGTTGGTTGGTGATGTTATTGATCGCGGTAAGGTCTGGTTGGCTCAACGACTGGCCTATCTGCGGCAAGAAGTTAGCGCGCACAATTTTCTTTGTGCCGCGTACCACACCAGTCAGCGTCAGCTCAATCTTCTGTTTCCACATTGGCATGAGCTTGTTGGCGCTCGAGCCCATGAGCTTTCGTAATTGAGTCCGGGCCTGGGAGATG